AGCTGATTATCAAATGCCAGTCGTGAAACCTCCAACTGTATCTAATCCTTACTTAGGAGGACCAGCTGTTCCTTATGGTAATTATGGGGACGTAATAAGAGAATATGGTGATGATATGAGACAGTTTAATAGAGGACTGAGGAGAGAGGCAGCTATGGATGCTTTTGGACAATACGCACTGACTGAACCAATTAGGCAGCGATATTTAAATAAGGCCGCAGAAGATGCAATGCAGCGTGGTATGAGACTTAGAGCTTGGAAGGAAGGTTTGCCTTCTAATGTTCAAGCTTTAATGGCTTCAAAACAAGAACAACAATCCAAGGCTTCAAGTGCTTGGGGTGATGAATTACGTGCCGTTGCCACAGCTCAAACAGCAGCTAATAACTTTGGAGCGCCAGCTGCGACTATTGGTCGTAGATTTGGTCGCTGATTTAGCTAAACTAAAATAACTAAAGTAGGTTTTTAGATATGGGTCGCCCTAAGCCGCCACCACCACCATCAATAATATATCCGCCGCCACCCCCACCTCCAGCACCTCCAACAAGGGTGCCTACTCAATCTGTTCAGACACAAGCTGCTTTGAATGAAGTTAGTGGAAAACAGCAGAGATTGAATATGGAACTTGGGGCTCAGTTAGATCGTACTAACGCAGACTTTTTTGCTGGTCAGGACATTAGACGTACTCAAGCCGCTGGTGCTGAAAACCGTTTAACTACTGCTGCAGCTGCTGCTGAAGATCGAGCCACGAGAAGAGTATCAGGAGAAGAGGAACGTGCTGGAACAGCCGAAACTGGTCTTCAATATAGAAGAGGATTAGAGACTGCTGGTACAGAGACTCGTGCTACAAGAAGAGTCGAAGGTGAAGAAACTCGAACAACGGACTTGCAAAAAGAGATGTTCCGTCGCTATAAAGAGAATAGGGATTACGAACAAGCTCAGGATCAGTACCGAACATGAAGAAATGGATTCAAGGTTTAACTTCTAAAGACCGAGAATCCTTTCTAAGTTTTTGTAAAAAAGCCTCTTCCCCAGTACANATATATTTATATTCCCGATTTCTTGGTAATCAGGGGACAATTGTTGAATGCAATGAATGGTCAGAGAAGGAATTTAAAAAGCGTAATTTTAATGGAGTATTAGAAGGAGAAATAGATTTAATGCAGCAAGATATAGCTAAGTTAAGAGAGGCAATTGATATGGGATTAGTTAAGCAAGATATGGGTGCTGCACGTATTGCGATGTTGCAGAAAGAGTTAAGAGGAGCTATTAAACAATTAGACGATAANAANGTNTTAATGGATAAACANGGTTTAATACTTGCTGGTGCAGATAGAGCTTTACGTGAAATGTTATCTATTTTTAGAGACGATCCTATAGAAGGTCCATTACAGGAAGCGTCAATGGGAGTATGGACTAAGATACTGCACGAAGAATCTTAGTAATTAATAGGCTATGCTACGTCCATGGCAGGTACAAGTATTTATAGCGTTTATCGACGCACCGCAAGAGCTGCTGCTAAACAGCATGTAGTAAAAAAAACTAGCAGTGTTGATGTAGAACGAGCACAAAAAGATTTTGCATATTTTTGTGATGTTGTAGGTAATAAACCTCCTGCTAAACATCATAAAGAGTGGCATAAATATTTATGTACAGGAGATAGTAGTGAATGCTTAGCCGATATTGCTGGACCAAATATTGATATTCTTGCACCAAGGGGGTCTGCAAAGTCTACTGTTTTAGGTTTATTTACAGCTTGGGCTATCGGTGTCCATGCTTTAAAACGCATGCCTTTGAAAATTTTATATATTTCTTACACAGTTGATGTGGCTAGACCTAAGAGTGCAGCAATTAAGAGAATTATAGAAGAAAGTAAAATTTATAAAGAGATNTTTCCTAAAGTAAAAATTGCTAAAGGAATCAACTCTAATGAATATTGGAGTATTGATTGGAAGTTTGCAGGTATTAAATCAACTGGTGAAGAAGAATTTACTGTTTGTTGTGCTGGTTTAAAAGGTGCTGTTACATCAAAACGTTCTCATCTTTGTATTATTGATGACGCAATAAAAAGTGCTGANGACATAAAAAATAAAGATATTAGACAAGCAATGGAAGACAACTGGAATGCGGTTATTGTTCCTACGATGTTTGAAGGTGCTAGAGCCATTTGCTTAGGAACAAGATTCCGTCANGACGATATACATCAAAGTACTTTTATTCCTGCAAATGGTTGGGTTCAGATAGTTCAATCTGCAATAACAGTTGATGAAAGTGGAGAGGAAATTTCTTATTGGCCTGGTATGTGGTCTTTGGATTATTTAGGGGATAGAAGAAGAATTGCTCCAGTGGCTTTTAGTTTTCAATATCAGAATCAAATTGTACAGACAAGTGAATTATCCTTATCACCAGATTTAATTGTTAAAGGAGCTATTTCTACTCAATTTGATGCAATGGGAGTAGGAGTTGACTTATCTGCTGGAGTTCGAGAGCAAAATGACTACACTGTTTTTGTTATGGGTGGTCGTGTGGGAAATAAGATTCATATTATTGATTGTAAACGAGTTAGGGTGATGGGTAATTTAGAGAAATTAGATCTTTTAATGGAGATGATGGAAGAATGGGGTGTTATACATAAAGATGGTATTAATTATTTTCCTACTGGAAGTAGCATACATATCTGGTCAGAAGCCGTTGCCTATCAAGCTTCTTTAGAGGCTGACTTTAAGAGAATTTGTTTAGGTGATCAAGGTTTATACAATCTTATATGGCATCCCGTTAAAGGTTTTAGAGGAGATAAAGTAGCTCGTTTTAGAGGGATAATGGGTTTGTTTGAACAGAGAAAAATTATCTTTAATAAGTTTAGAAAATTTGGTCCTTTAACTGATGAGATAGTCAATTTTGGTGTGAGTTCGCATGATGATTGTGTTGATGCTTTAGTATGGCTATGTAATGGGTTAATGACCCGAGGAAAACTAGAGTTAGAGTATTGACGATTTAAACTGGAAAGAACAACTTTATGTCCACCAGCTACTACTACACATTAGAACTTGAGCAAGACGCTTATGGTTCTGCTGTTATTCCTCTTACCGATGAGATGTGTCACGATTTAGCTATCCAGCCTAATGAGCGATTCGAAGTCGAAGTAGAGGATGATGTTATTACTCTTAAAAGAGTTCATGCTGGTTATGACATCGACCAATAGTTAATTTTCCTAAATTATGAGAGATAGTAATAGTAAATCTGAACTTGACTCTATTCTTAAGTCAGTAATAGAGCGTGATGGAACTGGCCCAGCTGATACCATGCTGGTAAATGCCCATCTCTCCCAAATGAAAATGTTTGGGATACGTCAGGGAGTTGAGTTTTACCCACATCAAGATAATTTTGGAACACAACGTTTTGATTTTGTTCAGCAGGTTATTAAATTTAATAAGTTAGATGCTCGACTTGATTCAATTTGGGATAGATTTTTAGCTTACGGAAAAGGATTATTTTATATAAGACCTACTAAAAAAACTTACAGAATTTACTGGTTTGATAAGGATTCTTATCGTAGTTACTATTCTCCAGAAGGTGAGTTAGAAGAAGTAATTATCATTTATCCTTACAAGGTTAAATCATCAAAAGGATTTAAAGGAGTTGGTTTAAGTACTAATAAACGTTATATGCGTTTACGTATAACTGCTGAAACTATTGAAGAATTTCATAGTGAGCAGGAAATAACGTTTGATCAGGATAATGTTAATTTTGCAACTTTTGATAAGAAGACTGTTGAAAATAGTATGCAGTTTATACCTTGCGTTGAGGTATTTAATAATCCTGATGCATTTGGTACTGATGGAGCTGGTGAATTTGAGTGGTTATCTAATCAAATAATTGCTCATGATGAGATGGTCAAGAATATTAGAGCTAACTTATCATTCTTTGGTAATCCAACTCTTTTATCTTCTAGACCTAAGCAAGATATTGTTGAAAATAATGATGAAGTTGTACAGCGTCCAAGTATATCTAGTCAATCAGGATTTACTTCAGACTTAGATTTATTTAGTTCTACTTATAAACAAGATCCAACTACTAGACAAAGAGCTGGTTACATAGGAAAACCAGGTAGTGGGATGAGAGTTCCTCGTGTTATTGCGAACTTAGAACCTTCAGATAGGGTTGGTTTTATTACTCCAAATGCAGTAAGTACTGATCAAGCAAGATACTCCGAACAATTAAGAAGTGAAATTCGTCTTGCGCTAGGGGGAATTGATGATTTAAGTATTACAAATGTAACTGCTACTGAAATTAAATCTGCATATGGACGAGTTAGTGCAACTGCAAAGAAAAAATGCTTGCAACTTTACACTTACGGCATATGTAAATGCTTTGAATTAATTATTTTCCAAGAAGAACAGATTTTCCGTAAATCATTAGCCTACGCTTCTGGTATTAAATATCCAGAACCTCCAGAAGATCCAGAGGATCCAAAAGCTGTTGAAAAGTATGAAAAACAGAAGGCTAAATATGAACAGAAACTTGAGGCTGCTATTGACTTAGCGGTTGAGACAAAGGAGATTCCAGACGGTGTTTTAGGTTTAGCTCCAGANGGAGATAGAACCGTTTTATGGCGCTGGATGGGACCTGTTTATGAAGATACTGCACAGGATAAATTAAACCAATCTATCTTCACACGAAACCTTCAAGAATTGGGTGTTGATAGTATAGAAGCACTGAAGTATTTATTCCCATCCAAAACGGATGATGAGATTGCCGGAATGCTTTCCGGTTTTCCATTCCGTATGGTTGGGGAAGTACAGCGGGCTTATTCTTCATTCATTGATCTAATCAATCAAGAAATGAGGACTCCGCATCCGCAACAGCCTAATTTACCTATGGCAGCGGATCCGAGACTAGATCTCACCCCGTTTCTATACCGAACACTCGAATCATTACAGAAGGAAGTAACCTATGCAGGAAGCTACCGTAGCGCCGACCCAATCGGCACCCCAAGCATCCCAGACCCAGCCGACCAGCTACGTGGCTCCAGCAGCCCAAACAGCAGCTCAGGCTTCAACAGTCTCTACCAACCCACAATGGGTGGCGCCCTCCCAGCCGATGGCGGTACCAGCACCTCAAGTGCAAGCCCAGATGGGGGTACAGGCACCAATATCAGCCCCTACAGCGTACAGCCCCCAGGTATCCCAGGCTCCCCAACAACAGGAGAATCCTTACAAGGACGCCTTCAACAGGGTGGTAGGTCTGCTGAGTTCTCCAGTCCAATTCCCGTTCCAGGGTCAACCATCGACTCAGAGCCAAGGAATAGACCAGGCGAATTACGGTTCCCCACAAACGACCCAATACGCCAACCAGGTAGCGCCGACCTCTATGCCTGGGATCAACAACAACCCGGCTTACTCGGACAACTCTTCCCTAACTTCGCAGGAAATAACAGCGGATCAGCTCCTCGCAAACGGAGTAAGTGAAGAGAGTCTTCAGGTTATTGACAATTTCGGCCCTGATGCACCAGCTGCACTTAATAAGTACGCTTGTGATATTGAAGACGCTTTAATTACAACTAACCAACAGTTAGGCGAAGCAGTAGGTTTATTAAGAGAGCTTTCAGCAGAACATAAAGCTTATGAGTCAATTCTGACTAATCCAGACATTCTTGCAGATTATACTGTTGAGTTCTTTGGACAGAACGGACCATATCCAGTAAATAGCTCAAGAGCTCCTCAGACACAGGCTGCTCAAGCACCTCGTCCAGTAGCTACAAATACTTCTGCTACTCAGGCTCCTGCTCCTCAGAGACCTGAAATGCCTGTTCCTCCACAGCCTCAAGCACAGGGAAATCCAACTGACTTCTGGAATAACTTCGGAAGCGCAGCTGATAGAGATCCACAAAATGCTTGGCGTTATTTGAACGCTGCTCAGCAGAATCCTGAAGTCTTCCGTCAGAAGCTTCTTGTAATGGAGTAAAACTCTTAAATAAGGGGTAGGTTCTCTACCCCACTTTTTATAAACATGGCAAAAAAGAAGAAAGTAAGAAAAAGGGCTGAAGAATTTATTGCCGCAATCGGTACTGCTGGGGGACCAATTGGCTCTCCAGGTTTAGTCGATTTTGGTGGTACAGATTTACAAGCTCAAATTTTTGCTGGTAATAGCGATCAATATGCTCCTATTCGAATGCGTCAAGGCGATACAAGAATTGGCGATGCAGCTGCCATGCCTAGTGATTTAGATGCTTCTTATCTGAAGCTCAACTTACCTGGTTCTCCATTACCTAATAATGGCTTATTTGCAGCTAGTAATGTAGATCAAGCTGGTTTTTATCAAGATCAAATATTAGCTCAACAACAACAATTTAGAGATCAATTTGTAAATCCTGTGGGATATAGTCAACTACCCGTAGGTTACCCTCCTGCTGCACCTAAAAAATGAACGAAGCTAAAGCAAAAGAAGCTGTAGATAAAGCAGTTCAACACCAACAAATAGCGGCTCTTATGGCTGAACAAGAGCAAGTAAAGCAGCCTGACTTACAGCCAAAAGATGGATATATTAATCCTTACGGAAGAATAGGAACTGTACCTCCTACAACATATTCTGCTACAAACCAATTAGATGGAACGACTACTCAATCTGTAGTCGATCCTTGGACTTAAATAAGTAGGTTTATTAAGTCATATTATAATTATTCTTAATGGAATTTATTTTCCAGTCATAGAAAATTTTTGTCCCCTTTTTTAGGGGCTTTAGTTTTCCCGGTATCAGCAAAACTACGCTGAAATAACCAAAATGTTTATTGATAACGATTTCCCGAAACTGCTGGGTGCGGAATTATACCGCCCTCATCCAGCGTATGTCGTGGAGATGGCATCAGAACCAGTCGTAGTACACGACTTTACCAAACAGCCTGGACAAACGGTTCAATTAGACCGTTACAGGTTCTTTGGTAACCCTGGCACAAAGACAAACCGTGAGCGTACTCAGGATCAAACCATAGGTACAGCTAACAGTAGGTCTATTGTCAAGGATAAAGTTCTGGTCTCTCTCCGTGAGTACACAGGACCAGCAGATCCTAATAACGCAAATCTTCCTAGCACATTCAAGATTGCTAGAGAGACTTTGATGACAGCTCAGCGTCTACTGCTTGATACTGGGAACCTTAATATGTTCCACCAGTCAAT